TCCGCGTGTACCAAGACGGTGTCTTCGGCGCGGATGCCACATACACCACGCAACTGTCCGGCAGTTTCGACATGAAGTTGTTCGCGTTGAACACGTCGAATCTTTTTTCCCTCAACGGCGGCATTGCAGAGTTCATCTACTACGACCGTGCGTTGAGTGACGGCGAAGTCACGCAGGTGGCGCGCTACCTGTCGCGCAAGTGGAATATCGCCATTTCATGAGATACTTCCGCGCCGCACCCGCCGTGTACGACGACATCTGCGGCCAGTTGGACGCGGCCTACGGCTACCCCAACGCTGAGACGAAGACGCTGCGGTCGCTGCCGCTGGCGGCCGATTTGCCCAGCGACGGGCAGGGCCGCGTGTATCTGGCAATCTCGGCCGAATACTGCGACTACAACCTCCCGAGCGAGCTGCTCCCGCAGTTGATCGCCGCCGGGCTGGTGGAGGAGATCACGGCCGGGCAGTACGCGGCGATGTTGCCCAGCGTCGGCCCGTGACGCTAGACGACACAATCTGGTGCCGGAACTATCCGGCGATGCCGGATGGTTGCCGACCAAAGAGCGCATGCGTTGGGCCGGGAAAACACGGCAAATGCTGGGTGATCCCGAAGCAGATTTCGGGATCATTGATTGAGCCGGAAGGCCGGTGCGGCGGACATAAATACCAGTGAGAAGGTCAAGGGCCGGATCGTCCCGCACTGGAAAAGGAAGAAGTAATGCCTCAGAAGCTCGAGCGGCTGAACTCCGTGAATGGTTCCGTCACGGCCACCAACAGTGCGGCCACAAGCCCCAAGATTCCGTTCGGAGCGGTGGCGGGGGGTATGATCCATGTCAGTGCGGTGTCGAGCGCCACGACGATCACGTGGCACGTGGCATTTGGCCAGGAGGAGACCCCAGTGCCGCTGAACTCCGACGGCGCTGCGGTGACCACCACGATCGCCGCCAGCAACGCCTACGCACTGCCCGACGCCCTGTTTGGTGCGCCGTACATCGTGGCGGTTGTCAACGCAGGCACGGCCACGTTCCGGGCCAGCGTCAAGGGCTGATCGTCCGGGATCGCACGGAGCGTCAATGTACTACGCCGCCCAAGACATCGCCGAGTATCTCATGTCCTCGTACGGGGGCGGCGCTCAGGACAGTGAGCATCGCGCGCTGCGGGCGGCCGTGCATCACGCCTACCGAGACTTGTGCACCTGCCGGGACTGGCTCTGGCACGTCACGGAGGGGTCAGTCACCGGCAGCGGGGACTTCGTGCTTCCGGAGGGCGTTCGGAACCTCGATGCCTTGATTCCCCCAGACACTGTCTCGACGCCCACGATTCACGTGAGCCCGGCCGACTGGAGCCGCATCGACACGAAGCTGCCTCAGCTTGACTCGCCCGTGTACTGGACGGTCCTGAAGTCGCCGCAGCATGCCGACCGCTGGCTGCTGAAGCTGGCCGGCGCCCCAGCCTCTACGACCTACCGCTACACCTACCGCAGGCTGCCGACACCGCTGCGGTACATGGGGTACGAAGCCGCCAGTCGCGACGGCTCGCTCACCGCCAATGGCCTGGTGCGGCGGTACGGCACGGCCACGACGTACCCCGAGTCCCACTACGGCATCCACCCCTACACGGCCCAAGAGGTCATCGGCCTTTCGGGCAGCCTGCAGGGCACTGCGCCAGCCAATGCCAAGACTGTCGTGTCCGACTACCTGGACATTTCGAGCACCATGTACACCCCGCTGCTGTCGGGCGCCGAGACGTGGATGGCTCGCCTGCTGGGCAAGAACGTCGAAGGCTCGATGACCGTCTACGCAAAAGACCTGCGCATGGCATTTGAAGCGGACGTTGTGGTGCCGCTGTCCGGCCTGCGCTCCGGAGCCTACGAGGTCAGCGTCGCCCGCGCACTGGGCTACTACTCGCCCTCCGGCTCGGATACGGGGGTGTAGCTATGGCAGAGCCCATGTGGGCCGGGCTGGCCACAAACGCCAGCCCTTATGTCCTACCTCCCGGCGGGGCCGTCGAGCAGACGAACCTCGTCACCTCGACGCCCGGGCAGTTGACGAGTCGCGATGGCATGCGGCCTGTCTCCTTCACGGCGGCGGCACCGGAGATTCGGGACTGCTACCCCTACGTGTTCAGTAACTCCGTACGGCTGCTTGCGCTGAACGCCAGCGGGCAGATCGTGGTGCTGACCACGCCAGCGTACGGCACGGAGCTGTCCAGCCCCCTCGATCCATCCCTTAGCCCGACTGCCAACCAAGTGCAGAGCAGCTACACCGGCGCCTTCTACGACCACGCAGGAGAGCCGCCGTGACTGTGATTGCCTCTGGGTTCGCTGCCACCAAGCCCGTCTCCTGCGCGCAGGGCAGGTACGGAGAGCTCATCATTGCGCAAGGCGGTGGCGTGCAGCCCAAACGCTGGACGGGCTCTGGCACCTCCACGAACGCAGGCATTGCCGCGCCCACAGTCGCCCCCGCGATTACGCTGAACACGACTAAGCGGTACTACGTCGCCCGCACGGACGTCCACAAGCCAGGGGCCGTGTACAACGCGCCGCCGGAAGTCACGTTCACGACGCCCAGTTCGCCCCCCACTGGCTTCCGGGCCGCGAAGGCTCAGTCATATCTCAATCAGTCGGTGGTCGGGGAAGTCCTGGTTACGGACGGCGGCAAGCACTACCCCGCCTGTCCGTCTGTTGGCCTGAGCGCGACGCACGGGATTAACGCGGGCCTGACGGCGGTGCTGGATGGCACGCCCCCGCCAGCCGACGCCATCACGCACTACGAGATTATCCAGGGGCCGCCGTACGACGACGAGACGGACTACCCGACAAATCGGAAGACGCTGTGGTCGGCATGGGGCTCAGTCGAGATCCCTATCGCGAACGGCTCGGGCACAATTGCCCGCACCATCTGGGTGTACCACAACGCATGCGGACTGGGCCCTAGCAACATCGCCAGCTACGTCTCGGTTTCGCTGTCCCAGTCGTATACCATCACTGGCGCCACCGGCTCCGGCGCCATTGCGCGGGTGAACTTTTACGGGCAGCGAGTTTTTGAGACCAAGTGCGTCAACGGCACCGCTTTCTCTTGGTCGCACACTGCGTACATGGTTCGGTCAGTGACGGTCAAGGAGCGCGGCTCTGGCTACAGCCCGACCGATCCCGTCGTGATCACGCTCCCTCCAGTCACGACGCTGGACACGGGCACTGGCCAGATGACGGGGACCGTGCCGTCATCAAAGAATCTCATCATCGAGGGCTACCCGCCCGGGCACGCCAATAACTCCTCGACGCCTCGCTTCGCTGTCAAGCAAATCAACATCACCAGCGGCGGCAGCGGCTACGTCGTGGCCCCTGAGATCAAGATAAACTCCTCGTCGGGGTTTGGGGCGTACGCCACCAGCCGTGTCACCAACGGCGCCGTGACGCAAGTCGCGCTCGAGTCGGGTGGCGGCGGATACAAACTGGTTCCTTCCGTGCAGGCCGTGTCGGGCGGGGCGGAGGCGTTTGCCGTAGCCCGGCCGCACTTGCGGGGCAAGTACCAGTGCTACTACCGGTACGTTGACAACACCACTGCGGCCAACGGCGGGCCGATTCCCAGCAACCTGTCGCCCGTCCTGGAGGTAGACGCTGGAGATGGTGCGCAGTCCATGACCTGGACGGCCACTGCACCATCAAACACTGACGGCCGCACCCTGACGGTGGAGCTGTGGCGCACGACCGGCAACCAGGCGATGACCTTGTATCGCGTCGGCACGGGCGTGTCGCTGGTGGATGATCTGACCGACGAGGAGGTTCGCGATCCCAAGCGGGCTGGGTACGCCGCCATGCCGATCGTGCTGCCCAACGGCGAGCTGAACGCCAATCGCTTTACCCCGCCGCCGAACAACAAGGCCGTTGTGGTTCGCTACCAGGACCGCTTCTGGTACGGCGTGGACACGGGAGGCTCGGAGCCCAACTCGATCTACTTTTCGGAAGTGGACGAGCCGGAGAGCGTGCCAGACGTCAATGAGCTTGTCCTCCAGCAGAACGCCCGGGACGGAGATGCCGTTACGGCGTTGGTGCCGTTCGGCGGCTCAATGCTCGTCATGCAGTCTCGGCACGCCTACTCGCTGTCGTTCAGCAAGCAGCCGCTCCGGGACGCAGATGTCTCGCCAATCGCCAACAGGGGGTGCCTGGGGCAGCGGTGCTGGGACATCCACGAGGGCGTGTGCTACGTGCTGGACCAGTACGGCGTGTACTCCATCTCGCCGCAAGGGGAGCTCCAGGACATCTCGTCCCCCATCAACGACATCGTCCGCACGCAACTGGACTGGGCCAACGCCGCCTGGAACTTCGTCCTGGTGGACGCCGTGCGCAAGGTGGTGCGGGTGTTCGTGGCCTTCAAGGCCGACGGCTCGACGGGCTATCCGACCCGTGCGCTGTGCTACTCCATCAGCACGGGCACGTGGTGGGTCGAACGCTACCCGCATCGCATCTCGGCGGGCACCACGCTGCCGCTGTCGAACGGTGACTATCGCTGCGTGTACGGCGCTCAGGGCGGCGCTTTCCTGCTGGGCGAGGGCCACCTGGATGCGGCTCGCGGAGCGATCTCCACCGTCACCATCACCAGCAAGGGGGCGGGATACCGCACGCCTCCGACCGTGACGGTCGCTGGCGGTGTGGGCGGCGAGCTCCAGGCGGCCATCAATGCCAGCGGACAGGTCAGCGGCATCTGGATTATGCACTCGGGGCATGGGTACACCAGCGGCTCGCTGACGATCTCGGCACCGGACGACCCCAACTGCGCTGCCCCAGTCCAGGCGACCGCTACGTTCACGGCCACGACCAACGCCAGCAACACGGCCATGTTTCCCGTGTACCGGTACAAGACAGGCAACCGTGCGCTCCCGACCGACGCCACCTCAAAGACCGGCGGTTCGGTGCAGCCTCGCGACATCAGCCTGACGTACCGGCCCCAGCCTGCCCGCTGCGACATCGCTGCCAGGCTGTACTACAACAACTCCCAGCACGCCCGGCCCAACGTGGCCTACCGCAATCGAGGCGTGGGCTTTGTGGCCAACACGGTGGACGGCGCGTCCCGGCTGGACATGGCCGCCCAGACCACCAAGACCGGCTACGACAGCGGGGTGGCGAAGGCTGTGTTTGCCAGCCGCAGCCTGGACGACATCCAGTCCTCAGACCGCCACGTAGCGGTGGAGCTGGTCGGTGCCCGCAAGAACGCCCAGCCGGTCGTGATCTACGCCCTCGACATCTACGGCACTGCCGACAAGGGGTAGCCGCATGGCCGGATTCAGCAACCAGCGGCAGCAGTTGCGCAATGCTCTCCTTGCGGCGGGCCTGACGCCAGATGCTGCCACGCAGATTGCCAGCATCTTGGGCAACAGCAGCCAGGGGCTGTACCACGCCGGGCCAGTGGAGGTGGACAGCACCCCCGACGACCTGCGGTTCGTGGACCCGGACAAGCGGACGCAGCGATTCCCGCACCTGGACTTCCGCGAGGGCGACCCAGACCATCGTCCGCAGCGTACGGCCAACTCGGAGGAGCGGCAGGAAAAGCAACCTGAGCCGAACGTGGTTCCCGTCATTGTGCCGCAACAGACGGACGCCAACTTCCGCGTTGCTCCTGGCTCGCTCACAGACATTGCTGGCAATGGTCAGGCGGCGCAGGTCAACGTCAACAACGTCGTGGCGGCCCGGCCTGTAGCGGGCCTGCCGATTGCCATGCTGGACTCACAGGGCAATCGTCTTGTAGGAAAGGCGCCCCGCGCTCAGGTCGGCCAGAACGACGGCACTGCCCGAATGGACGTCCAGGAGACAGGCCGGGAGGTTCTCTGGAACCTCCAGTTGCTGAACCGCTCGGACTACAACGTCGTCACCAAGATCGAGTACGTCACAGGCAAGGGGCTCGAGGTCACCTACGAACGCATCAAGGCGTGGAGCCGCCAGGCCAAGAAAGTGGACACGATCCCGGTCGAGGAGCGCACCGTCGTCACGGAGATCATCGACGATGAGCGCGGGCTGCGGGGCCGCCGCCGGATCATTCCGGTGTTCGAGTCTCGAGGGGACGGCCACAGCTACTTCAATACGTACCGCATCGGGACGTTTGAGGACGGCTGGCCCATAGGCGAGACAAAGGAGATCACTCAAGTCTGGCCCACATCCGACCTTAAGGTCGATGTGATGAACTACACCCACGAAATCGCTGACACTCCGGGCGAGAAATACGTGCTGTTCGCCGCCCGCACCGAGAGCGAGGTGCCTCCGCCGCCCGCAGACCCGGAAGAGGAGGTGCTGGACGCCACCCGCCTGGACGATCCGCAGCCCGTCGTCTCGGAAGGGCCGGTGTTCGACGTCAACGGCGAGCTGGTCGAGCGACCCCCTGACGGCGTGAATGAGCCCGCTGTCGAGTACGTGGCCATCGAGATCCAGAACGCCACAGAATGCACGGCCTTCAACTCGCTCAACGGCCTAACGGTGGACCTGCTGGACGGATTCGCTGCCGACGCTCCGTCGGCCCTGTCGTACGAGACGAGCGATGAGGGCGCGGAGCCGTGCCTTAAGTGGCGCTCGTGGCCCGTTGAGGTCTTGACGGACGTTTCGCTCGAGTCCAATGGACTGGTTTTTTCTCGTGCCCGCCTGTACGTGCTCGCCGAGTCCCCGCTTGACCCCGTCGTGATCCCAGTTGATCAATGCCCGCCGTACTACCCCCCTGGATTTGAGCCGGACCCGCCGCCAGAGGGGGGCTCCGGAACTTAGTCATGCCGCTGTACACGTACAACAACAGCCTGCTTGTTCGCGCGCGCGGCTTGGCGGCGTCGGAGATCTATTGCTGCGGGTCGTGCGACTGGCCGCGATTTCTCAACGTGACCATTTCTGGCGTGCCCAATGGCTACACGGTTCGCTCAGTGAACTCCGGGCAGCCGCCTCCTGGCGGCGGGTTCGCGCCGGAATGCGACGACGTTGACCTCACCCCGCAGGTCTTGTTTGGGGGCGTCAGCTCTCGTCCCGCCGGGTGGGGGTCATACAAGATGGACGACATGAATGGCACGTTCACTGCGGAGTTTTCGCCGGACGGTTGCAACTGTCTGAGTTGGGGGGGTTTTATCCCCGTCACGTATCGCGGCTCCGGCCCGGACCTCGAAACCGGTGCCTGCCTGACGGCTCTCGCGTCGATGTCCATTCGCATGTGCCGCCTCACGCCGGTCATAACGCTCACGATCAGCCCGCCGTCTGACCCCGCAGGCTCTACTGCCACCGGCGAAGTGACGGGAGTGACGGCTGGCGCTCTCAGCGCCGTTTCGGTGACGAACGGTGGCTCGGGCTATGCCGCCTTCGAGGTGGTTCGCGTCGAGCCTGCAATGGCCGTTGATGTGTACACCTCGACTGGGTCGGGCGCGGAGTTCTCTGTGGTGATGAGCGAGGGAGTGGACTCCAACGGCGACCCAGCGTGGTCTGCGTCGTCTATCACGGTCACCGACCCGGGCGCAGGGTACTCGTTCGGTGACTTTGCGTCGCTCTACACGACAGATGGCATCGCAGGGGATTTTTCCTCTATCCAACTCAGACTGACTCGCATCGAGCCTACTGTCACCGTATCCGTTACCTCTACTGGCGGAAGTGGCGCCGAGCTCGAGGTTACGCTAACCGAGACTACCGACTGGAATGGTGAGGCCGTCTGGCAGGTGGCCTCCGTTACGGTGATCAATGGAGGAACAGGGTATGACAGCTCCGACTCGCTGACGTTTGTCGTCACGGAGGGCAGCGAACTTCCATTTGGCGCGTACGCCACCCTGTCTGTCACGGGTGGCGTCATTGACGGGGTGTACATCTGGGATGGCGGCCTGTACGCACACACCGACGGCACAATCGCGGGCGTCCAGATTCTCGAAGGCGGATATTTCTGGAAAGAGGAAACCACCAGCAATGTGGTCGTGGACGAGCCAGCGGTAATCATTACCTCCAACAACGGCGACGGCGGCCAGATAGAGGCCGTCATCGACGACGACCCTAACTCCGCCACGTTTGGCCAGGTTGTGGGGCTGACGATTGTTAACGGCGGCAGCAGCTACGTGCTGAACGACCCGTTCTGGGAGCTGTCTTTTTCGATCGCGTTCACGCCGATTGGCGGAACTCTGTTTCCGCTCAGTGGCCCAACTCGCGGACTGCACGAAGGCCCTCCTGTGTCAGACGTCTTTTTTAGCGACGGCGTAGATCTTTCGGGGCACGAAGGGCCTCTGGGTGACAGGCTGGCTTTTCAGTCGTGCGGCATGGAGCTGCTCAATAAGTCCTACAACGCCTATTACGCGGCCGTGCCGAGCGGCTACGCCATGGGCAACAACGGGGCCATATTCAACTACGGCGGGCCGGGTCCGTCGGGCCCGATCGCAAATGTTTGGCTGCGCGCCGTTGATCTAGGAGAGGGGCAATTAACCGTCGCCATCTCGCCCGCTTAGTGTGTCAGTTCGAGCAAGGCCGCTGCCGCCACTGCGGGCTGGCAGAGTCGCCCATGCTCGTCCTTTGCCCGTCGCGATCACGGCGCGGCGAAGTGCCTTCGGCCGCACGGAAGGCAGTCAACTTCGCCGCCTCCCTGGCGAGCCACGTAGCCGCCGGGATGCCGCAGGCCAGCGAGGACGAGGTGGCCCGCCGGTTCGCCATCTGCGAGGGCTGCGAGCACTACGACGGCAAGGCGTGCAAGCAATGCGGGTGCCCGGTCGTCCGAGAAAAGCAGTTCATCAGCAAACTGGCGTGGGCGGATCAGTCCTGCCCGGTGGGGAAATGGGGGCCGGTTGCCGGAAAATAGCCCCCTGGCGGACATAAACCATACGGGCGCCCGCGTACGGCACCCGCCCCCCCAGAGGCCGCTCGCCGTGTCATCGTTCCTGAACCCAGCCGGCCCGCTCTCCAGGCTGAAGGGCGGCAGCTCGCGCCAGTCCGGAGAATCAAGCGAGACTTACGACCACTCTGGCCTGGCTGAGCACATCAAGCGCCAGGATGCCGTCGACTCGCTGCGGGGCTCCAAGTTCGCCGCAAACTACCAGGGGGACATCCCGTCCGCCGTAGAGGCCGGTAATCGCGTGCGCAACGCCGTTGCCGGCCTCCGGGAGGTCACGCCCGACGCCACCGAGCGCGATCCCCACAAGCTCAAAATGCCGCTCGTTGTCGTGCGCAGCCGGTCATCAAGCGGCTCTCTTAGCTCGGACGGCCCAGAGGCAGCTTGGGGCGACCCTGAGCAGGGGCCGCCGCTCCCGGGCGTCGAGGTCGTGAGGCGCCGCGATGGCATTCTCGGCGGCATGGGACAGCCCGAACGGTTTGCGGGGCAGGCATAGGAACCTCATTTCATGGCATACGCATACGGCAATCAGTACGGCTTCGGCAGTGGAGAGCACGAATCCACCCGCACCCAAAAGGCCGCCTGGGGCCAGCAGCGCTCCATGGCCCAGCAGCAGGATCGTGACTCGTGGGAGCGCGGCCGGGAAATGTACGAGCGCGGCCTCCAGCAGCAGGAGCAGCAGCGCCGCCAGTACGACTCCCAGACCGCTCGAGGCGTCGGCGAGAAAAAGTACGACGTCCTGGCTGGGCTGGCTAAGGGCATGAACCAGGGCGGCATGGGCCAGTTCTGGCCGTACGGCGGCAGCAATACGTTTATGTCGCGCCGGATTGGCGGACAGGGGATGCAGTCATGAGCGGCGTACTGTCGGGCCTGCGCGGTAACCCTAACGTCAGCGCCATGCGCTCCGGCCTGGATGCGCAGGCCGACGCCAGTCGCGGCATGGAGTCTGCCAAGTTCGACCAAGACATGGGCATGCAGCGCGCCCAGCAGGACAGCCGTGAGCGTCAACAGCGTGCTCAGCTCAACGCCCAGAAAGCCACCTCTGACGCGGCGGCACGCACTCAGAATCGCGGCCTGGACGCTCGCATGGCCAACATGAACATGAATCACGCCTTTAGCTACGCAGGCCTTCAGAAGCAGAACCAGCTCAAGTGGCAGCAGGCGCTGCTCAACAACCTGGCGGGTGAACTGTAGTGGCCGTATCCATGGACAGATCGCTGCCGTCTAGCGCTCGCTCGCCGCTGCGCCCGCCGCCGGCGACCCAAAGCATGGCGCCCCAGATGGACGATCGTCGGGTCGCAGCTCAGACCAACAACCTCTATGCTCGAACTGGCGCCCGCGAGATGGGCCTGCAGGGCATGGACCGAGCGGGCGTGTCGCGAGGCAAGGGCCAGCAGTTCCGGGCAGAAATGGCCGGCGCCGCCCAAGATAGCGCCAACCGCGCCGACGCCTTGCGGTCCGAGATGGGCGCCAGCCAAGCCAATGTTGCAGCAGCCCAGCAATATGACGCCATGCAGCGATCGGAGCGCCTTGCCAGCGAGGGCCTCCTCCAGAACCTCCGTGACTCCGAGCGCCAGGAGCGCCTGGCGCAGCGGGCCTCCGGGATGGACAGCTACGACGCCTGGATGCGCGGGCAGCTGGGCCTCGCTTCCATGCAGCTCGACTACACCCCGCTTCTGCGCCAGCTGTTTTCCAACTGAGGAGCTCTTCCATGTCCATTGACTCCGCCTCTGATCTCGCCGATCTGGCCGACAAGCTCGACGACGACGATGTTGCCAAGCTGCCCGCCAGCGTGCTCAAGAAGATGGTCCGCGCCCTCAAGGCCAAGCGGCTCGCCGAACGCGAGGCCGATGAGTCTGGCGAGGACAAGGCGGAAGAGGAGCGCGAAAAGCTCGCCAGCCTGCACGAGGAGCAGAAGGGCAAGGCCCCGAAGGTGCCAGTCAGCAAGGACGACCTGCCGGAGGGCCTGGCCGAAGACGACGACGAAGACCCGCAGCCCAAGAAGAAGGGCTAGGGTGGCGGCATGGGTGCACTCGATCGCGTCCTGGCCAATGCCGCAGAGGCGGCCGCTGGGTCTCCCAGCAGTCGCGTGCGCGCAGCAATGCGGGCTCGCTCGACCGCCCGTAAGGGCTATGACCCGCAGGCTGCGGCCGACCTGAGTGTCAACGCTGCCGTGCGCCAGGCCGCTGGCGGGGAGCTGCCGGACGCGGGGCCCGCAGCGACCAGCGTCAGCGCTGATGCCGCTTGGGATCCAGCAGCCCGCAATCCCAATCGCGTCGGCCCCGTCAATCAGGCCCGCAGTACGCCTGTCGCCGTGCAGGTGGCAGACGACCTGGAGCAAACGCTGCTCGAGGCGATGGACATCGCCACCGACGCCGACGGCGTTTTGGGCGTCAACGAGCAAGTGTTCGAGGACCTGGAGCGTCGCCTCAAGGTCATCGGCAGCGGCGGGCCGGTTGAGCAACAGGCAGTTCAGATCCTGGCGCAACGCTATGGCGTCCCGGCCGGGACCTCGCTGGACGAAGCTGTTACCACAATCTCAGAAGGTCTCGCCGGCCAGCGCATGTCGCTGTATCAGCGCGAGCCGAACGTGATCGACTCTCGCCTGGAACGGGTCTCCGACAACCCGTTCCCTGAGCGCCCCAGCTCGCTGGAGGGATTCCCGACGGCCGACGAGAAGTTCGACCCCGTCGAGGTCGAGGAGGTGGTGCGCATCCCGCGCTTCGAGTACGACCAGCTTGGCCGGCTGAAGGTGGATGGCGACGGGAATCCGCTGCCGCGCATCGACCCAGAGACTAACCTGCCGACGTTCGAGCCGGTGCGACAACGGCGCCTGGTGCCGCAGCGCACCGTAGACGGCGTGTCAGCGGTGATGCCGTCGGGCGAGTTCACGACCATCGGCCGGCGACGGTCGGGCTCGGACGGCAACCGTTCCGCCGAAGAGGTTGTGTTTGTCCTGGATCGCGGAGACGGCACCTACCAGCTGTCGCGGATCACCGACTCTGGCGGATATGACAACCAGATCATCGACGAGGGCCAGCTTGGCCGCCTTCTCGTCGAGACCGGCTACGAGCGCATCTCTGGCCCCGAGCTGGGATTCTCTGTCCAGGCGCCGACCGAAGGCGACGCAGACGCTCTCGGCAAGATGCTGTTCGAGTCTCTGCAGCCCGGAGCCGCTACTCCCGGCCAGGCCGCAGAGGTCGTGCGCCGGATCTCCGAAATCGGCCAGGTGTTCGATGGCGCTCTGGCCGAGCGGGCCTTGCGGGCGGCTGGCTTTCAGGACGTCGGCAACGAGCTCTCTACCGGCCTTCAGCTTCTGGAGCGGGCCCGAGAGATGGCGGCGTCGGAGGCGCTTCAGCGCGCAGCACCCGCGCCTGGTGCCGCCGCTGGGCCTGCAACCACCACCTCCACCGTCGAGGTGCGGCCGCCCAGATCCGACCCCAGTCGCGGCGCCGTCACCATGGACGCCACGAGCGAGCCCTTGCGTCGCGCCAGGGACCTTTCCCAAAACCAGCAGCTACTGACGCCGGATCAGCGCTCCGCCCAGGAGGCAGCGGAAGGCATTGTGTCCGGTCCGACTGGCGGCCAGGTAGACATGGTGTCCGGCCCGGCTGACGCCACGACGTTTTTGGGTCCCGACGGCCAGCCTCTCACTGCGACCTTCGACCCGACCTCGTTGTTCTCGGATGCCGCGCCGCCGCTGTTCCCGCCCGCCGGTCGGTTCCAGCAAGGCATTCTGGGCGGCCTGCAACAGTACGGCATTCCGGCCAGTGGTCCGGGCTCCTCGTCCGTCTCGGTGGGCGGGGTCTTTGGCGACGGCACTGTGATGGACACGGGCACTCTGCCTGGCTCCGTCCCTGTCACGATGGACGCCAGCCTGTCGATGCCCGACCGCCTGGACGTGCTGCAGGGCCTCAGCGACGTGGCGACGCCAGCCACGCCGGTCATGAACTTTGATTTCTCCGGCGACTGGTCCCGAGCGGCAGGGCGCGGGTCGGCGGTGAATGCGACCTGGCGCAACAAGGACTACGACCAGCCCGTTCGGGTCACTGGCTTTGCTGGCGAGTTCGGCGGCGTGCGCTACTACACGATTGAGGGCAGCGGCACGGCCATTCCGGAGCCCGAGCTGGACTTTGGCGGCTCCGCTCCTCCCGGCGCGACTCGCTCTGGACCGACGGTCGCCGGCACTGTCGACGTCGGCGGCGTGGATTTCGCCCGTGCGGCTGACCCAGACTCTGCGGACGCCGCGCAACAGCAGTTCGCCGAGCTGGCCAATCGCGAGGCCGCCACGAAGGCTGCTCTCAACACATTCGCCGACGAACCAACAGATGACGTCGTGCAAATCTGGCGGCGCATGGAGGAGCTGCGTGCGTTCGAGCCGGCGTTTGCCGAGCTGGACGTCACCGAGCAGTTTGAGATGGCGCGGATGAGCCGTGATCAGCTGCAGGAGCTGGCCGACGACATCTCGCTCGAGATCTCCGAAACCCCCAACCCGAACACGTTCACGCAGTCGCAGAGCGTCGCCAGTCCGACCAGCGGCAATCAGTTCTCTACGGCCCAGAACCTGCCGCCCGTTACGCTGTCTCGCACCCAGCGCGTGCGCCAGGCAGCAGATCCCAGTGCCCCGCAGGCCACCGTCTCCGACGACCCCAGCGACGTCGCCTTTGGCATGAACCCCAGCCGACGGCCGCCGAGCAATCGGCGCGCCACTGAGCAGCGCGCCACCATTCTCCAGGCCCGCCTCGAAGCCGCCGACCGGACCGAGCGTCTGCTGAATCAGGTCGAGAAGATGTACAGCCCGCCGCCGCTCCGGGCCGGCGAGGACCCGCCACTGCCCAGCACGCCCGAGCAGGTGGTGGCATTCGTGCGGGGCTCAGGAGACTTCTTCCGCCTGCCGAAGTCCGATCAGGCCACCGTGCTGGAGGCTGTCGCCTCGCCAGCGCAGGCGACCGCGCTGATGGACAGCACGATTGCCAGCAAGCGCGCCGTCCGCGACGAGCTTCGCGCTTTGGGGCCTGCTCCGGATCGTGCCGCCGGGACGGACAACGTAGGCTCAGATCCGCTCGATACGCCCGATGACGTCACCGACATCCCGCAGCAGCGCGACGAGGCGCAGGCAGAACTTGACGAGTCCACTGCCAACGCCCAGTTCTACAACGAGCAGCGCGCCAATGCTGGTGGTCGTCGTGCCCTGTCGCTGCGGCGGGCTCAAGATGTCGTTCGTCGGGTGCTGGGCATCAAGAGCCGCGATCGCCTGCCGCTGGCATTCCGCGACTACGACTCCCGGTTCGGCCGCCGGATCAGCGCCACCGACATCCAGCGCCTCGACAGCGCAGACGCCCTGATTCGGAAATACGGCAGCATGACCGACGAGCAGTACCAGGCGCTCGCGGCCCGCAACACCGACCTGCCCGCGAGCAGGGACGCTCATGTAGCCAAGCTGGCAAAAGAGTGGAGAGTCCTGGCGCGCCGTATCGGCAATGACACCGTGCAGGACGCCGGATCCAGCGGCGAGAACCAGGCCCGCCTGGTCCAAAACCTGCTATCCGACAATCCGCAAACGCGCCTGCAAGCACTGCGCGAGCTGTTCTCTGTCACGGGCGTACGCAACGAAGCCGGCGAGAGAGCCGGCGAGGACGGCCTGCAGGTCCTGCGCATGCTCGCCAACGACCCGGCGTACGGTTCCGTCGAGAACGTGCTGTATGACGTCCTGAATCGCGACCAGTCCATCCGCAACCCCGAGCTGTCCCGAGCTCCCGTTGTCGATGAATCGGGCGCCTCTCTGATGGATCGCCAGCGAGACCAGTCGTTCGTCGCGGACGAAGCCGACGTGAGAAGTCGCAACACTAACACCGGCGTCCCGCCTGCGGCAGGGCTGGGCCCTGAGTCCTTGCGCGAGGTGTCCCGCCGTCTGGCAGAAGACATCGGCCCGGCGGAGGGCCGTCAGCTTACGCGGGCCGATCTGCAGGAAGCCGGGCTGGAGCCGACGTTCTTGCCGGACGAAGGTCCTGCGGTGCGCCCCTCATTCATCGACCGCCTGCGCGGCTATCTGCCATTCCTGCGACGCCAGGCTGACGCGGCCCCCGCGAGCCCGCAGGTCGTCACGCGCCAGGGGCTGGACACCGCTGAGCAGGAGATTGCCGCCGCCTCCACTCCGGAGGAAATGAACGCAATCCTGGCGCGCATCAACAGCACCCGCGAACAGACACTCGCCAGGCTGGACGACACCAACGACCCGCCTGTGGCTGACGGCGACGGCGTCGAGCGCTCTGCACGCCAGCAGATCGAGGAGCGTGCCAATGCGCTGACTGCCACCTGGCGCCGCCGCATGGAGCGCATGCAGGCCGCAGAGGCGTCGCGCGTCGACGGCGATGCCGACGTGGAACCTGCAGAGGAGGGCCAGGACAGCGCCTTTGCGGCCGCTTACGGCGAGGCGATCGAGGCGGGCAGTGACATGCGCGAGGCGATCCGGGCCGGCCAGGCTGCCCAGCAGGCAGCTTCTGCTGCTGCGGGCGTGCTGCCGCGTAAGCCAGTTGCCGGCGTGGCGCAGGAGGCCGTCGAGCGCCTCCAGGAGCAAGCATTCCGAAACGCCAGCCTGCATCCGGTAACGGCCGAACAGGCCGCCGCCGACGGGCTGGAGATCGAGGTCCCAGAGCATGTGGCTGAACGAGTGGACTACGAGCTGCGCCGTCGAGCCACCGCTCGCCAAATCGCTGCAGAGCGCGGCGAGGAGCCTGAGGAGTTCGCCACGCAGCTTCCAAGCCTAAGCGTCAACCTGAAGCAGAGGCGCGCCGGAGTTTCGTTCCTTGACGAAAATGAGAAGGTTGTTGTGCTTGAGGGGAGACTTCGCACAAAGGACGAGCCCGAGACGGACGGCCCGGCTCCGGTGCCGTTCCGCAACTCCGCGATCATCTCATGGAGCCCGGATGGGGGCGTGCAGATCCGCCAGCGACGTCTGTCGCGGAACGACCCGGACCCCGAGTGGGTGCGCCGCCAGAAGATCCACGAGGCTGCCAAGTCCGGCAACACGGCGCAGATCCTCGCCCTGATCCCGCCGGCTGCATCTGCAGACGATGTGGCTGAGGCGGCCGGTCGAGCGGCCGACGATGGCGCCGCTCCGGCCTCTCCAACTGCCCGCCCGCAAGAAGACGTCATGGAAGATTTCTCCCGCCCGCGAGACCCAGAGGGCGAGCTTGAAGAGCCCAAGCCCTACGATTCTGACGAGCTGGACTCTACCCCCGACGAGGATCGCATCGGCGACGACATCGAGGCCAGCCTTGAAGATCCGGTGCCTGGTCCGGGCCGCCGTCGTGCCGAAGAGGAGTACGAGGCCGAGCAGGCCCGCAAGGCTGGCAAGGGCAAGCGGGGCGGAAAGGACAGGGGCAGGCCTGGCCTCACGGCTCGCCGGGCGGCAGCGGGCGCAGTCGGTGCCGGCGTCGTCGGCATTGGCGGCGGATCGGCCGTAAACACGGGCCTCAATGCTCTACTCGGCGGCGCCGGTGGTGGCGTCGGCATGGGCTTTGCCCCAGCCTCCGCTTACGGCGAAGAAGCCCCCATTGTGGCCGAACGGGACATAAATACCTCAGAGGAGCCGGCCGGCTCGCAGGTTCGCAGCGCCCGACAGCGGCTGCGATACCTGACTTCCCAGAACCCGCTCCCCTATTAGGCAGCCTCACATGGACCCAGCAGATCAGATCAGGGCGCGGCTGCGTGAGATGCAGGGGCTGACGGGATTTCCGGCTGACCAGCTCGCTGGCGCCATGGGCCCTGACGTCGCAGAAGTGGAGTTCGTCGATCGGTTCAAGAGTCAGCTGCAGGCACGGGAGGCCAAGCAGGCTGCGGAGCGCCAGGAGGCCGACAGTCAGGCTCGCAAGGCCCGCTCCGAGCGCGAGGGGATGGCCGCTGCCGTCGCCGATGCCGGGCCAGAGATGCGTCGCACGGACGCACTGTCGGCTCCTGGACTCGAGGACTCCGCCTGGCAGGAGAGCGACGAGCTTGTTCTTCCGGGCGTGCCTGCGGCCCCCGCGCCCACCGCTCCAGCCCAGCCCTCAAACCCGTTTAGTGTTGGTGCCAGACGACCGCCGTTCCGAGCGCCAAACCCGGCGCAAGACATGGCGGACGATCGCCGCCGCTCGCGCGAAGCCGGTGCTGCTGCAGCTGCCTCTGCCGCGCCGGCAGCTACTGCGGCTCGGGCAGCCCAGCAGCGGAGGTCAGAGGAAAAGGGCCTGCAAGCGCGCGCCCGCGCTCCAGGCGGGCTGAACGTGCCTCCGGCGCGGGTGGAGGCGGACCGCGCTGCGGCACAAACTGCCACTGCCAGGCCCGCTCCGGCCCGCTCCGGGCCAGACGACCTGCGGGAGCGGAAGGATCGGGCCCGCGAGAGCAAGGAGCTCGCTCAATACCGCATCGACATGGATCGGTACGACGCCGAGCGCCTTGCCTGGCAGACCGAGTACGACAACGCCGTCGAGGCAGGCGACCTTCCCCGCGCCGAAACACTCGCCGCCGCCGAGCCGCAGCCTCCGACCCCGCCGCAGTCCGTGACCGGCGGCCTGGACGAGAACGAAGTCAAGGCGGTCTGGGACCACGACAACGACCCCGCCACGCCGCGCATTGCTGAGACTGCCGAGCAGTCTCTTGCCTGGCTGAAAGCAAACGACCCGAAGGCTTATGAGCGCCTGGCCCGCCAAGCACAGGCCGCCGTCGGGACCGACAAAGAGTCGCTCCGGGAGTGGGCGTCGGCGCAGTTTGGCGAGATGGAGCCGGGTGATCGTCGCAAGGCCATGCAGCGCTCTGGCTCCATGCTCAACGCCAACGACGAGCGCGTGAACTTCGTGATGCCGCAGGGCGCCAGGGGCGGCATCGGCGACAGCGGCAGGGGCCGAGCGCCCCGAGCGCCAGAGGGCCGCCAGGCACTGGACCCGCGCACCGGCCAGCCGATCATTGTGCGCGATCCCTTCAATCAGAATCGCGTCGAGCCGATCCCCGCTCCGCGTGGGGGCCTGCTCGGCACGCCAGGCGGTACGCGCATGCCGGCACCGCAGAACCAGGCGGCGCTGGGCGCAGGCGGGCTGGGGATTGAGAGCCTCGATAGCTTCCCCGTCAACCCGGAGGCCATGACGCCGCAGTGGCGCGAACAGATGATGGGCATTGGCCTGATGGCCTTCGGCCTGGATCGCGAAGACTTCGCCGAAGGACCTGAAGGCGACGATATGTTTATCGCCTCCACGCAGCGGCTGCTCGACCGACACCAGCAGAAGGTGGCGGCTGGCTTCGTGGTCCGGCCGTCGATCACCGGCGGATACACCTACGAGCCCGGCCAGGCCATGCAGGAACAGCGGGCCGCGAACGCCCGAGACAAGGACACGAACTCGTTCCTTGCGGCCAGGCCGGCGATCAACGACACAGACGGTGCGGCCGAGCTCCAGGGCGCCGCCACCCCCGCCGAACGGCGCCAGATCAAGGCGCGCCTGCGGCAGCAGGACCAGGAGGAACGCCGCCAGGCACTCAACGACGCCCGCAGCAAAGAGGCGGACCAGAAGAACCGCAACAACCCCGCTCGCGCACCGGGCATGTTCCGTGATTCGCTGGCGGCGGCGGGCAACGACCCTCAGGCGCAGGCTGCCGTCTACCGCAACTTCGGCATGCCGCGCGAAGCCGAGCGCATTCTCGCCATGGAGAATCAGCGCTTTGCCGTCGAGCAGGCCGGGTTGACGGAGCGGGCAAAGGCAGATGCTGAGCGCGAGCCCAATGGCCTGGACCTCATGATCCAGGCTGACAACCAGATCGTAGGCGGTCTGCTCGACGAAGACCCCACGCAGCCTCTGAATGCCGACACGGCCATCGATATGTACGACAGGGTGCACAGTCCGGAGGGCAAGCCCATGGGCCCGGACAAGGCCCGTGACGGTGTCGGTCGGCTGCTTGTTCAGTCTGGTCGACCTGCGGCAATGGCGCACCCGATCGTTCAGGGTGTGCTGGACGACATCTACACAAACATCGGGTGGGCTCGCAGCGACGAGCCGGACAACGTGGGCTTCGTTGGCAAGCGCGAGTTCTTCATCCTCGAGGCTCGCAGGCGGCTCAACATGGACGAGAAAACCGCCGGCGCGATGTTTGATCGCCGCAAGGGTACGGCTGTGGAGCAGGCGCCAGCAGAAGGCCAAGTGGCGGCCGGAGCAGCGCAATGACCTTGCGCGAGGCCAGCCATGGCAGACTTCCTGCGTAACTTCTACACGGGCCAGGACATTGCCGACGCTGCACTGTCTCCGGCCCGCAAGGCCCAGCTGCTCGCGCAGGTCGACGCTGGAGGCGGCGGCCTAGTCTCGGACATCGCCTGGCTGCTCGACACTCCGGGAGCCATGGTGCGCGGGGCGCTCTCGGGGACCGGTGCCCTGAACGCCCTCTCCCAGACCTCTGAGGAGCGGACCGACGGGCGGGAGCTGCTGCGCCAGGCTGGCCTGGCTGGGAGCGAGGACAATTGGGGGAACTTTTTTGGGGGGCTCGCCACTGAGGTAGTCCTAGACCCCCTCTCCATGCTGTCTGGCCCAGTCAAGGCCCTGTCCCCAGCCGGCAAGCTGGCCGCCAAGTCAGGCCTGCTCCAGAGGGCGCCCGAGCTGCTGTCGCGCAAGTTCATCGCGACCGGCGGGGCTGGCATGGCGCCCGAGCTGGCGGAGCGGGCCGCCCGGTCAGCGGGCAATCTGGCCGGCGAGGTGCCCAGCCGCACCAGCGTGGCCGGTAGGCCCCTTATTGGGCGCCGTGCGGCCCAGCGCTACGGGACCCTGCAGGACCTCCTGGACTACGCCGACGACCCGGAGATGGCGCGCAAGAGCCTCCTGGACGCTGTCAGGGGTGACGAGGCTCGCCTGGATGCCCTGCTGCCACGCCGACTGGGCGGCGATCTGGGGATCGGGCTGCCGCTGGGGGCCCCCAAGTTGTCGGTCAACCTGCCTGGTGGCGGCGCCTACACGGACGCCATGGACTCCCTGATGTCGACGATCCGGTGGAGTCCGGCTGGCCGGGCGGTCAGCGCCGTCTTCGACAACAAGGTGGGCCAGGCCACCGACGCCCAGTCGCAGGCGATCTACTCAGGTGCCGACCAGGCACGCCAGCGGGCCCAAGCCGAAGCCCGCCGCGAAGCCACGTACCAGGCTGCCCGCCTGTACCAAACTTCGCCAGAAACATTCACTGAAGAAGGGAATCGGGCGCTCGGCCGGCTCATTGAGCAGCCCGCCGAGAACGCATTCCAGTCCGCCGACGACGTCTTCGCCTCAAACCACCCGGCCGCCAGGCAATACGTCCAGTGGTGGAAGGAGCGCGCCGACGAGCTGGCCGACGAGTTCACGGAAGCAGGCCTTCGGGGCGCCCGCTTCTCTGATCCCAACGTCTCTGGCTACCTTCCGCGCCGCGCCGACGGACTCCTTCAGCAGGCGGGCTACAACGACCCCAGTCTGGGTCGCGTGCTGAGCACGCTCACCAGCGACCAGGCGCAGCGCACCGGCGAGCTGATGGTGCCTGGCGGGCGTGACGTCATCTCCTTTGACTTGAGCCGCGATCCGTTTATTGCCGGCGGGAAGCGCCTGGCCAAGAACGACGAGGAGGCAGCGCAGTACATCGCCGAGAAGCTGTTCGGGAAGCGCTTTAACCCGGACGACGAAGGGATCCGCGCCTTCGACCAAGAGTACGCCTACGGCACGAAGTACTGGTCGAAGACGCCTGACGGTCGCGATGTCTTCAGCCCGCGCGCCGGAGCTGCTCAGGAGTTTGAAGCCGGCGGAGTCGGGGACAACTGGGCAGATACGCGAGACTGGCAGGACCTGTTCACCGAGCCAGGCTCCACTCCGTACTCGAAAGAGCAGCTCAAGCAAGCTCGCGGCCTGGCGCAGATCATGCACCGCCTGCCGGACAACGTCATCAAGGACGTGCCGCTCTTCGGCCAGCACCCCACGCAGACCATTGCGCGCTACATGGAGGGGCGGGCTGGTGCGAAGGCGACGATGACGGCGATCTATGACTCGCTGGCCGCAAGCACCAACATGGATCCTGCCAACCTCGCCGATGGCGGGAAGCACATCTCGATGTCGGAAGCCCTGCAGCGGGTGGGCGGACGCAACACCGCTGACGATGTCGGCGAGGTAGGGGCGCGAGAGCAGATGCGCAGCCGGCTGGCGCAGCGCATCGGCGCCGACCCGGACAAGGTTGACCTGTCCAACCTCTCGGTTTCGGAGGATCTGGTCAACAAGCTCACTCGGGCCCGCGAAGGCTTTGAGCAGCCGCAGGTGGCGGCCGACTTTAACCGCGCCCTGTCGCAGTACTTCAGGGCACTCAAGAGCGGGCTGCTGTCCTGGCCGCGCCGGATCGTGCGCGACATGCTCAGCGGCGCCTACAGCAACTGGCTGGAGGGCGCCCTCGACGTGCGGGCCCTGCCGGTCGTAAAGCAGCTGTGGGGTGCGATTGCAGGAGGGCCGTTCGTCACCGGCAAGGACATCGCCCGCATCTCAGCGTTCGATCCTCAGGCTGTTGCGTACCTGAAGACCATGCCGCGCTACGCCTCGAAGGCGGCAGACGAGGTCGCTGCTGAGTTCTACGCCGACCTGTCTGCGTCTGGCTTGCTTGACGCCGGGCGCGCGATGGACCGTGAGGCCATCGTCTCGAGCGGGAACGTCGCCGACCTTCTTCCCGGCGTGGATCCGCAGACGTTCCTGTTCGGCCAGAACTCTGCCGTAAGGGAGCTGGCAAGCAGGAACTGGAATCCGTTCAGCACGAACTACCGCACTGGGTTCGTGAACCTGGACTTCTTCGACGCCGACAAGAACCCGATCTCGCGGGCCGGCACGAAGGCTGGAAACCTCTCCGACGCAATCAATCGACTCACTGGCTACCTGTCGCTGCTGCGGCAGGGTGTCGACCCGATGGAGGCGGCCCGCCGCATGAAGCGGGCGCACGTGGACTACGCCAGCCTCACGCCGGTGGAGCGGTACATCCGAGACAACTTCGTGCCGTTCTATGCCTATGCGCGAAACGTCACGCAGGAAGTTCTCCGCCAGATCGCCGAGCAGCCGGGTGGACGCTACGGGCAGGGGCTGCGTGCGTACGCGCGGGCCCAAGAGTCGGGCGACGAGTACGTGCCCGAGAACATCCGCATGCAGGGCGGCGTGGCCATCGACCCCGAAGACCCGATGCTGGGGTGGCTGACAGACCCCGATCGCACCACGACCACCTACTACACCGGCCTGAGCGATCTGCCTGGCATCAGCCAGCTCAACATGTTCGATCCGGATTCCCGCCAGCAGACCGCCAGCAATCTGTTGCAGATGCTGAATCCTCTCTATCGCACGGGCGGAGAGCTGCTGACGGGCGTCGACGCGTTCTACGGTGCGCCGATCAACGAGGTCTCGCGTGGTTATGGGCCAGTTAGCAAGCTGACACGCGCCGTCACGGGCGACGACGATGCCGGGTACGGCCTTTTGTCTGTCGGCCTAGACAAGGCCACCGACCTGATCCCCTACGCGTCGCGGCCACTGCGCACGGCGACAGCCCTGTTCAACCCCGACACCAAGCTGCCGCTCTCCACGAACGCCTTCGTGACGTCCTTCAACGAGCTGGGCGCCGGACGGCTGAGGGATGCCACTGCCGAAGACGTCCGCCGGGACCAGATTCGGCGGCTGCAGAAGCTGGCCTCGCCCTACACCCGGGACATTACCATCCCCACGATCCCGAAGGGCATGGAGGGGCGGGTACCCCAGAACGCCTCCGACGCCCTGGAACTGTCACGGGAGATCCAGGAGGAGGGACGGCAGCTCCGCCGCCGGCGACTCGAGGGTCGGTTCCAGGGCTACTGAGACATGAGCGGCGGCGGCCCAGAGGCTGCCCCGACGAGCTGGGTCTGGTCCAGGTAGTGCCTGGCGGCCAGCCCTGGCGTCCTGTGCCCCAGGAACCACTGCGCCCGGCCGGGCTGGGTCATCTCGACGTGCGTCGCGGCGCTCCGGCGCAGCCACCGCCCGCTCCCGGCCGGCAGTCCGCAGCTGGCTATCAGCAGCCGCATGAACTTGAAGCTCTGCCGGCGACAGCACACCCACCCCAGAACCGTCCCATCCTTGCTTTCCTGAAACATTCGGTCCACGAGATCCCGAGTCGCCTGAGAGATCACCCTGGTGCAGGGTACGTTCGTTTTCGACGTGACCCAGCCGACGGCCAGCCCATGGAAGTTCTCCTTCCTCCAGGAGAAAACGTCGCCGTACCGGGCTCCGGTTTCGTAGGCCAGCATGGTCCAGCACTGCAAGAACAGGCCGAGATTGGCGCCGTTGCGCAGGCGCTTGCGAGAAAATTTCTCCGCCCCCTTGACCAGCGCCCGGCACTCTGCCATAGTCCACGCCCGTACAGCCTTGGCAGGGACCTTGATCCGCATGACGCCCCTTGGGGCATCGGCAATCAGGCCCTCCTCCCAGGCGTACCGCCAGAGAGTGAGCAGGACCCTTCGGTCATTGGCGACGCTCGACGGCGACAAGGATTCTTGGCGTGCACGGAGGTAGGAATTGATGGCCTGTGCCGTAAATGCGGGTATTTTCGCGGCAAGGTTGGTCATCTGCGTTGCGTATTTGGCGCAGCACTCACGCTCGGCCAGGTAGCGAGCGGCGACACACTTTGGACTCACAGGCAAACCCCTTTGGTAGGTAGTATGCCCCACACTTTGGACCCAATTGCCCCCAGCTCGACAAGCTGGGGGTCGCAGGTTCGAGTCCTGCATCGCCCATTGCCGTACGGATCGACCGCACGGGAGGGGGAGGGTAATTCCGATTACCACTCCTCTCCCGGCTGGTCGAAGTCACAACTCTGGGACCACGCCAAACGGGGCTCTAGGTACTTCTACCTTCGCCACGTCGCAAAGTCCATAAAGTCGGAAGAATCCTCCGCCCTCTCGCACGGCACCCGGCTGCATCGGTGGCTGGAAGTAGGGGACAGGTTGTGGGACGAGCTGGTCGTCCCACCTTCCGAAGTCCTGACGGACACGGGGCTTATCGGCAAGAAGGCCCTGGCGTGGGTGGCCGAGAATGCTCCCGGCCGCGAGCCCGTTTCCTCTAAGGAAATGGCCCAGCTCCGCTATGAGGCGGATGCTGTCATGGGCCACAAGGCCGCCCGGCGCCTGATCGAGGCGGCTGTCGCACACGAGGTCAGTGTTCGGTGGACAGGCCCGGATGGCGACCTGCTTCGGTGCAGGCCGGACCTGGTCTCGGAAGAAGCGTGGGTCGACCTCAAGACCACGAGAGAAGAGGACATCCTCTCGAGCTTCTGGCAGTCCGTAAAGGACTACGGCTATCACGCGCAGGATGCGCATTACCAGTGGGGCATGGAAGGGCTGGGCATGGAGGCCCGCCCGCTGGTTTTCATCGTCGTCTCGACGGCGCCGTCTCACGACTGCCGCGTCGTCACGCTGCCTCAGGAGTGGGTCGCTGAAGGGCGCCGCCGGCTCCTGAGATCTCTGGCGGACATTCGCGTCCGCATGGACCTCGACTACTGGTTGCCGGACCAGCATGGCGAGGTCATTGAACTTCCAGTTCCGGCGCATGTCATGCGAGGGACCGTATGAGCGAGACCGCTGTTGCCTACAAGAAGATCTACACCGCCCTGAACCGCTGCCCCGACGGCACCGGTGAGCTGGCTGCCGCACTGGCGAAGGCCGTGCCTGGCTTTCTGCCGCTGGTCCGCAATCGGGTCAGCCACTTTGCCAAGAAGGGGCCGGACGGAAAGCCCATTCCTGACTACGCCGACCTGGCTCAGTGCCACAAGTCGGCGGCCAAGTCGCTGGCTGAGCAGGGGCTGGCGGTAGTCCAAACGCTGACGAACAACAGCGAGGGCGAGATGGTGCTGTGCACCCAGCTCCTGCACTCCAGCGGCCAGTACATCGAAAGCCTGATCCCGATCAAGCAGGCCACCAGCCCTCAGCAGATGGCGGCTTCGATTACCTACGCCCGCCGCACGGCGTACTGCGCAATGCTCGGCCTGGCTGCCGACGACGACGACGACGGGGCCACTGCAGAGCAGGCGTCTGCCGGCGCTGACCTGGCTGACACGGCCCGCGTTGGGTCCCTGGCGATGGCCGCACTGGAAGCAGCCAAAAACCCGAACGATCGGGCTTCCGTGCTGGCGCGTGCCTCCAAGAGCGTGCAGGAGGGGCGCATGAACATGGCTCAGCTGCAGGCCATGAAGGACCGGGCGGTCGAGATCGACGCCGACGAGGCCAAGAAACAGGGGTCCGCCCGTCGCCGACCCGCTGCCGTCGCCGCTGACGCCGGAACCTGAGGAGGGCCGCCCCAGTGATCAACAAGGAACTCATCGACCTGTGCCGCACCGTCGTTGGTGCGATCCAGGAAAGCGACAGCTTTGACGCCAGCCAGCTCCGGAGGCTGCTGATCCACATCGTGCCGCAGCTGCTCGCCGAGCTCGACATCCTGGCCAACGTGCTGGAGTCCGTCCTATCCCAACGGATGCCAGTCGTGCCTCCGGAGCGGGAGCCCGAGCCCGCTCCGGAGGTCTCTCCCAAGAAGCGGAAGAAGCACAAGAAGGGGAAGGGCCGGGCATGAAGCTGCGAGAGAACCAACGGACGGCGGTCTCTGCTGTGTGCCAGGCCGCCAAGCGCGGCGAGCGGCGGATCGTGGTGTGCCAGCCGGTCGGCTCAGGCAAGACCGAGATCATTGCCGAGCTGTGCCGGCTCGGACGGAGGCCTCTTGTGGTGGCCCCGCTGTTGGACCTGATGCGTCAGGCCCGCGACCGGCTGGAGATGCGGCTGGGAGAGAAGTGCGACATCGAGCAGGGGGCGATGGTTGCCGAGTCGGTGGAGGGGCTGCGACGCCGAGTTATCGTCGGCTCTCGTGACAGCCTGCTCTCCCGGTCCCGATACAAAGCCAAAGCCTACGACGACGTCAGCCTGGTCTGCATCGACGAGTGCCACGTCGGGATCACGCCTCGCCTGGAGGCCATGCTGGAGCACTTCCAGAATCGGGGCGCCACGATCGTTGGCTTCTCGGCCACGCCCTACAAGGGGAAGGGCAAGGCATTGCGCTGGTGGCCTCGCCCGCAGGTCGTCTACTCGCTGAGAGAGGGCATCGACGACGGCTATCTGGTCTCGCCCAAGTGCTTTCTTTCGCAATCGACAGCGCTCGATATGTCGGCGGTCGATGAGGTGGCCGGAGACTGGGACAAGAAGCAGCTTGCCGCCGTGCTGACGGCCGAGCATTTCGTCCAGGAAGTCAGCAGCCTCGTGCTGCAGACCCACGCCCAGCAGCCGTCGGTCGTGTATGCGGCCTGCGTCCGGCAGGCGGAGCTGTTGTCTGAGGTGTTCAGCCGCTACGGAGTGCCGGCTGCCATCGTCCACTCCCGCCAGAATCCGCTGGTGCGGAAGGACAACATGACCGCCTTCCTGTCCGGGCAGGCCAAGATCATTGTCAATGTGGGCATTCTGGGGTACGGCTGGGACTTCCCCGAACTCCGCAATATCTATATGGCGACGCCCACTCGCTCGCTGTCCCGCTACGAGCAGCGGCTGGGGCGCGGGACACGGGCCCTGCATGGCGTGATCCAGGCGGACATGACCCGCGAGGAGCGACGGGCCGCGATCGCCGCCAGCCAGAAGCCGCACTTCAACGTCTGGGACGTCACTGACAGCAGCCGCAAGCACCAGCTTCTGTCGGCCCTCGATGTCCTGGACGCCAAGATCCTGGAGAGCAAACGTCGGCGGCAGCTCAGCAAGGACCTGGCCGCTTCCGACGAGGGCGTCGCCTTTGAGGATGCCGTCAGGGAGCTGGACGCGCTGGAGTCAGCAGAGCGCGAGCAGGAGCGTGAGGCGCTGCGCGAGAAGCGCAGGGGCCTGCTTGTCGGGGTCACCTTCGAGCACGACTCTCGCGACCTGTTCGCCGAGCCGGTGGAGCAGAAGAAGAAGCGCGGCTGGCGCATGCTCTGGAACGGGAAGTATCGCGGCGAGCTGATCGAAAATATTCCGTCTGGCTACTTGCGCTTCGTGATGAAGAGCGCTAAAAAGAAGGACGCTTTCACGGACGCCGTTTCGCGAGAGCTTGCCCGCAGGGATGCGGGCGGCCCCGTCACGCAGGGCGCAGTCAATGGCGAGCGAAGGAGCGCTTGATGGCCGCTACGTTTGCGAGATCGGCATGTCGATGGCTGTTGAGCGGCTGCTCCGCTCCGGCTATCAAGTCGCTCTTCCGATCATCGATGACGGGTACGACATCCTGGCGTTGGATGGCCGGCGTTGCTGGCGGCTCCAAGTCAAGGCCACTGCCAGGACGGCCGGCAAGAACAAGACCCGAGTGCGGATCTCTCGCGGGGGGCGCAAGCAACTGCGCTACGACGCGAGTCAGGTCGACGCCTTCGTCATTGCGAACATATCGACCGGGATGCTGCTCTGCGTTCCGTTCGGGAAGGCATCCGGCAAGAGCTGGATCAACTTCTCAATCGGCACCCAGTACGCCGACTTCCAAATCCTGAGGGGCATCAAGCCACACAAGAACTGACTGACAACACGAACGGCTGCGCGGGTTGGGTGAACCTCTGGCGCGCAGACGCATGACTCGCAACCAGAAGGGATTTGGACGACAGCGAGTAGGCCAGCCGCAAGCGACAGGGCCAAGTCCGACGGTCAGCACTCATGGCCGTTAAGCAGGTCGTATGTCACCCGCCGGTGCGGCAGGGTGGCCACCCGAAAGCGTCCTAACGAGCAGCGGACAGGGTGGCGGCTAACCACAGCATCACGCTGGGGATTAGTCGCCGTCCACCCATTGCGAGCCTTCAAGCAACAGACAGGGTTGGGTAATAGGGGCTTATGAGCACTGACTATCAGGTCTCTCTACTGAGAGTTACTGGGGCCAATGGAGAACAAGCCGTTGCGGCCTGCGTGAACGGCGACGCTGGTGGCGTGCTTGGCGTCGGCGATGAGGAAGGCTGGCTTGGCACCTGCGAGGACGTGCCCAGCGTTGTGCTTGACTGCACGGAGGTGATTCAGTTGACGAACCCGAAGGATGTCAGCGCCCTCGCGGCCTGGCTATCTGCTGCTGCCGTGTGGCTGCAGGTTCAGCTTCTAACCAAGGAGACGCCATGAGCAAGTTCATTGGCAAAGCCCTCAAAGCCATCTTCGAGGACGGCGTGGGGTGCAGGTCGATCGTGGAGGCTATCGGCGGGGCGATCCGTCGTCGGCCGGTTGCGATCCTGGAGATCCGGGATGTTCAGGCCGGGTCGGATCAGCGTGCGGTGTATCGCTGGGAGGCCAGCTTCTCCAGCTACGACGAGGCGATCGCATTTGATGAGGCGGTGCGTGCCGCCTGCGAGCATGTGTCCAGGGAGGAGGAATGAGCAATGCAGTTCTTGGAGCCTTCGCCAGTGAGTTTCAGTTTTGCGCTGTCTGCTGGTCGCGAGCCAGCCTTCACATTCACCATCTCGTCGGGGGCGCCGGCCGGAAGCACGACCGCCGCAACCTGCTGCGCCTCTGCATGTGGTGCCACGAAGGGCTCCACAGCGGCGGACAGCACGACCTCTCGAAGGGAATGTGCCTCACCGCCAAGCGAGAGGTGGACGACCAGCACTACGACCCAGAGTTCCTGGCTTCCCTCCGACTGCGACGACATTTGGGTTACGGGCCAGAGCCGTACCCCGAGCGCGTTCTTCGGTTCCGGCGTCGCAACGGTTTCCCGGTGGAGCTTCTAGACATGGCCATCAATAGCCGTCGGAAAGGGAAGGTCGGGGAGCTGGAGGCTGCGGCCGAGCTGAATCGGGTTGCTCCGGGAGCCCACGCCCGGCGGTCCCAGCAGCACAGCGGGACGGAGAGCGCATCCGACCTCATTGCTCCTGGCCTGCCTGGCCTGTGGCTGGAGGTCAAGCGAGTTCAGTCCCTGAACATCCAGGCGGTGATGGAGAAGTCGCTCGAGCAGTGCGGCTCGCTGGCCCCCGTGCTCCTGCACAGGAAGAACGGGACGGACTGGCTGGTGACCTGCCGGCTGAGCGACCTGGTGAAGGTGTCCACTGAGGTCCTGAGGGCTGGGTGATGGCAGGCGATCATCACTTTTCAATCAACGGAGTGAGGTGGCTATGGCGCTACACGGTCCTGCGCGGAGCGGCTCAGGGGTGGACGTACATGCCAGACCCCAAGAACCTGTACGTCAAGAAAAAGGTGCTCGTCGACACGCGGCTCCAGGGCCGAGCTCGACTGAACACCGAGATCCACGAGTTCCTGCACGCCGCCAACCCGACGCAGAGCGAGGAGCACGTCACCCAGCAGGGCGACGACCTGACCCGGATCCTGTGGGCGTTGGGCTACCGGCTCAAGGAGGACCGATGACGGTCTCGTTGGAGTGGTACGAGCTGAGCCGAGCGGCGCTCGTGGGCGTTTCCCGGAACGTCGAGGCCATGCGCATGGGCTGCCAGAACCGGATGCCAATCAACGACGAGTGGTCAATTCACGTGCTCGGTGCCTGCGGCGAGTGCGCGTTCGCCAAAGCCACAGGCCGCTACTGGAGCGGAGGGGTCAACACCTTCAAGGCGGCAGCCGATGTGGGGCGCGAGATCGAGGTGCGCACCCGCTCCAAGCACACCTACGACCTGATCGTCCGGCGCGACGACAGCGATTCGAGCGCATTCGTGCTGGTCACTGGGGGTCCGAAGGACTTCGTGGTGCACGGGTGGATGCGAGGCGAAGACGCCAAGCGGCCTGAGTTCCTGGCTGATCACGGCAATCACGGGGCGGCGTTCTTTGTTCCCAAGAGCGCGCTGCGCCCCATGCACGAACTGGAGGGCCGACTGTGAACACCACCACCATGCAGACGTTCTCTGGCAAGCTCATCGACCTGGCCAAGTTCACGCACCTGGACGTCAGGCTGACTGACATCTCTCACGCCCTGAGCATGATCAACCGGTTCACTGGTCACAGCACCTCGCCCTACTCAGTGGCCCAGCACAGCGTCCACGTGAGCCGGCTGCTGCCCGACGACCTTGCACTCTGGGGCCTGCTGCATGACGCCAGCGAAGCCTACTTGGGAGATGTCGCCACGCCGCTCAAGTCCCTACTGCCGTGCTACCAGGAGATCGAGGAGCGGGTGCAGCGGGCCGTTGCTCGCGCCTTTGGTATGCGCTGGCCGATCCCGGAGCCGGTGAAGCTGGCGGACCGCGCGGCGCTCGCGGCAGAGAAGGCTGCCCTGTTTTCGGTGCAGCACGACTGGGGATTGGGTGAGTGCATGCCGGCCAGGATCGGCGTCCCGCTCCCCTGGTACGAAGCCAAGTCAGAGTTTGAGTCCCGGTTCAAGGAGATCGTGAAATGAAGAGTGTTGTGCAGATGGAGAGCGAGCGGGTGAAGTACCAGAGCGGTGCGGTGCGGTCCTCCGATGCTGAGGCGACGCGGTACGACCTGGTCAGTCCGATTGGCCTGGCTGCCGTAGCGCAGGCCTGCGCAGAGGGCGCGGAGAAATACGGCAACTACAACTGGGAGCGAGGCATGCCGGCTCGCGACATGATCAACCACGCCCTGCGGCATGTGTACCTGTTTCTGGGAGGGGACAGGAACGAGGACCATCTGGGCCACGCCGCCTGGAATCTGATGGGCGCAATTCACTCTCTTGAGGTGTGGCCGGAGCTCAATGAGGGGACTCTTCGTACCGGCTTTTGCGAGGCGCCAGTTAAGTGACCACAGAAACGAGGGAATGGAGTCCCTCTTTCGATGCCGAGCAGGCGTGGAAGGACTTCATGGTGGGCGTCATGGCCCACACGGTAACGCTGTGTAAGTGGCTGGGCAAAAAGCACTCGGCCCGCCGGATTGCGATGCGGCAAAACGGCCCCAGCCGGCAGCTCTACAACGCTGCCGTCGCCTGGAGGTGGGTGTTTTGGGGGCCCGAGAGCGAGCTGACCCTGGAGGAGGTCTGCCTGCATCTCGGAGTAAGCGCCCCCAGAGTGCGCTCCAGAATCATGGCAGAGAGTGGGGCGCACGGGGACATAAACCAAGTGGTGGCGAAAGTCCTGTACTTGGCGGAGGTGGAGTATGCCCAGCATTGCCGAAAAGCTCCGCGTTCTGGTGGAGTGGTCGCCGTTGATTGGGCTGGTCTCCGCCGTTACCGGAGCGTCTACCCCGTTGGATCGGGCGTTGAAGATTTTTGCCGTGTTGCGCTGGGTCGCGGACAAGACGGACACGCAAATCGACGACCACGTAGTCGATCTGCTCGAGGACATTCTCAAGACGCCAGAGGGCCAGGCCCTGTTCGAGTACGTGCAGGCGCTCGCCACAAGCCTGGCCCAGCAGGAGGTTGAGTCGTGAGCGTTCTGGGTTGGGTGGCCGTGCTGAGCTTGCTGGCGGCAGTAGGGACTGCGCTGGGTCCTGCGTTCGTCGCAGTCCGACGCACCCCCCTGGACGTTGCCAGCCGGGCCGGGTGGGTGAACCGCCTGCTGCAGCTGGCTGAGGATGCCACTGCCGCCGAGCAGGCGTCAGTCGCATCTGCGGCTCGCGCCCTGATCGACGCGCTCGTGGAAGGACCGAAGCCGGCCGGGAAAGGGAAGTAGCCATGCCGGGTCGCCATGTTCTGTCCGCCGTCCTGCTTGCGGTGGCCGTGATCGCCGGCGCCGTGTCGGCGGTGGGGGTGCCCAAGCTGCCAGTCCCCGTCGCGCCGGAAGCTGAAGGCATTCTTGCTGGCGTCTCGCGCGGCGACGCCGCCAACATCCGGGCGTTCTACGAGGCGCTCGCCGACATCGTCGCGCGGGACGGATCTAGCGCGAAGCCGCTGGTTTCGACCACCCTCCAGCTGCGCCAGCGCCATGAGCACGCGCTCCGCATGGCGTTTGCCCACACCGGGATCGTGGGGAAGTACCCGCAGCTGGGCGAAAAGCTCGACGCCTATCTCCTTGAGGCGATCGGCAGCACCGACGTGCCGCTGACTCCAGACCTGCGCGACAAAGCAGCCCGGGCATTCCTTGCCGTGAAGTAGGTGCCCGGATGTCGGACGTGTATTCCCCAGAAGAAATCGTCCGCCTGTACGACAACGGGCTGTTCGGGTCGTACTGCGACCCGGAGGATACGGCGCTTCTGGTGCGCTCGCTGCCGATGCCGTTCTTCGGCAACACGCTGGCTGAGACGGGAGCCGGCAAGCTGAGCCTGCCCTTTCAGGCGGTCGTGTCGTTCGAGCAGGCCACCGGACGGAGGCCATACGACGAGGCGCAGACGACGGGCGATTGCGTAAGTCATGCCCTGCGAAACGCCATCGACGTAGCCCGTGCCAACGACCCTGACCTGGCCTCGACTGAGGACTGGATCGACCGGACGGCGACCGAGCCGCTGTATGGTGCGCGCGGCCACGCCGGCCAGGGGGCGGTGTGCTCACAGCTGGTGCGCTGGGCCCACCGGACAGGCGGCTGCATGCTGCGCCGAAACTACCCCGAGCTCAACCTCGACCTGTCCAAGTACAACGCTCAGATCGGGATTCGGTGGGGCATCCCTGGCGTCCCGGCTCCAGTGACGGATGCCGCCGCCAAGCACCGAGTGGGGACCATCAGCCTGATCCAGGACTGGCATCAGGCGCGCGACGCCATCGCCAACGGGTATGGCGTGCTGTGCTGCTCGGACGTGGGCTTTCGCCATTCGCGAAACGCGGACGGCATGAGCAGCCCGCAGGGGACCTGGCATCACGCGATGGCCTGGACGGCGGCGGACGACACGCGCCCAGGCGACTGCCGGTTCCTGATCCAGAACAGCTGGGGTCTGAGCTGGATCCAGGGGCCGCTGGCGCACGGCCAACCAGGCGGTTCGTTCTGGGTCAGCCAGTCTGCGGCCCAGCGGATGATTGCGCAGGGAGGGACATGGGCCGTGAGCAACGTCAGCGGATTCCCCAGGCGGCAGCTTAAGGACTGGGGAGCAAAGGCGGTGCTCGGATGAAGATCTCAGTCCCGCTCGTGGCAGTGTGGCTGGCGTTCGCGCCGGCCTCTGATGCGCCGCCGCCCAAGCCAGTCCCGGTCAAGTGCTGCGGCAAGTGCGGCGGGACGGGCATGGTGCCTACCGGCGACGGGATCACGAGGGTCTGGTGCGAGTGCCCAGCCACCTGCCCATGCGCTGCCAAGAGGCCCAAGCCGCAGCGCTGCGAGAACGGGGTGTGCCGATGAGCGACGAGCGCACGGAAGACCGAATCCGGAATCTGCGGGATGCAGGCGAGGAGATCGGCATCTCGCAGGTTGGTCCACGCCAAAGGTCACAGCCCGCCTTAGGCCGTTCCCGGCTGCTGGCACCTGCTACGGACGGCATGATGCAGAGTGGCAACAAGGGCGGCAATGTCCGCACGGCTATCAAGAAGGAGCGCAACACGGGGATAGGCAGGCCCCCGCCTGGCCAGAAGCTCAGGCCAGACAAGGATGGGGCGTTGGAAGTGTGGGATCCACGCGCGGAGTATGACGCCCGAGACCATCGGACCTAGCCAATGAGCGTGCTTGAGGGGCTGCGCTGCAACCAGCCCAAGAAAACTCCCGGCCATGACACCAAGTCCCACGTCGTGCGGGCCTGCAAGGAGGGCGACGAGAAGGTCGTCCGCTTCGGGCAGCAGGGCGTCGAGGGGGCGGGCGCGAACCCGCAGTCCGCAGAAGAGAAGGCCAGACGCAAGAGCTACTACGCCAGGCACAACGCCCAAGACTCGAACCCCGACAAGTTCTCGGCCCGGTACTGGTCGCACAAGGTGAAGTGGTGATCATGTCTGCTGCCTCCACTTCAAACCCGGACGAGCTGGTGCAGCACGTGAGGTCGCGGCTGCCGTTTCGCGCCAGGCTTGTTGGCGAGGAGCGGATCAGGGACATGGTCCTGCTGGCTGTGGCGGCCTGGCCGATCGACGACTTGCTGTCCGGCGACAGCTGGAAGGACGACCGCAAGCAGGCAATCCTGGATGCCACGCAGGCGGATGTGAGTCGGATGTATGCCGCCCTGCACGGAGAGGCGAGGTCTGGCAGCGTGCTCCTGGCGATCATTCTCCCGGCCCTGCTGTCGGCCGTGATCCAGGTGATCCTCAAGTGGTGGCTGGAGAAGCGCAACCGCCGGACCAAGATGGCTCTATGGCAGCATGCACTAAAGGGGGGCGGCAGATGAGCAGCGTCGATGTGTACGAGACGGCCCTCAAGATGGTTGAGCGGTACGGGTTCGGGCTGGCGCTGGCAACCGCCGTGCTGTGGTTTGTGCGCGTGGACATCGTGATCCCGATGGTGGAGTCGCACCAACAGTTCTTGCGCGACATGACGACCACCCAAAAAGAAATCACGTCTGCCGTCCAGGAGCAGACCAAGCTGCTGTGGGCCATGCAGCCAGAGCGATCCGGCCAGACGCCCGAGTAGTGTCGGGTCGCGCTCGACGACGGCCTGCTGGTAGGCTGAACTCCCGTACACGGGTGCGCGCACGATGCGAAAGATGAACAAGCGCCAGCGTCAGCTGGCCGAAGAGGCGATGGCCATCGTTCCGGTGGTGATCAATGCCATGGGTAGGTCGTACCCTGGTATCCGCAAGAGGATCGCCCGAATAGACGCCAGCTCGGTGGCGTATGTGGCTATCTGCCGGGCGGCACAGACCTACAATCCGGACAAGAGCAAGGTCACGACCTACTTCTCTTCGGCTATCCGGAACGCGATCCTCAAGGAGCTGGCGAAATCCCAGCGGCAAAGATACGACAGCCCCGAGAGGGTGTCGCTTGAGCTGGCGGAGAGTGCCGCAAAGCCCCAGCGCGGCGAGGAACGGATGCTCCCCGCCGCACTGGAGTCTTTGCCGGCGCAGGAAAGAGCCCTGATTGCCAGCAGATACTACGGACGCATGAGCGTCCGGGAAATCTCGGACAGCACCGGCCTGGCCCAGAAGGCAGTGAGGGCTAGGCTCAAGAGCGCCGTCGAGTTACTGGCCGGATTTTTGGGAACCCAGCCTCCGCAGCAGCCACCGCAGCCCGGGCGCTGTTGCGATTCCACAGATAGCCATTCGGCCTGCGCACCTTGTCCGCCCGGAGCCGCTCCACGAGATCCTCGTAGGACCAGCCACCGGCCCGCAGGCCGACAATCGTAAGCGCCTGGTCCCGATCGACCCCGCAGGGCTCGAACCGCGACTGCTTGCCGGTCCCTACCTTGCGCCACCCAATAGGGGCGGTGCCGTCGGTGGGGAGCCCAGCCTTGCGCTTCACCTCCATCGCATCACGTGTCCGCTCGGACGCCTGGTCCCGGTCCAGCTGGGCAAACGCCAGCGTGATCGTGACGGCTGCGCGTCCGATGGCAGTGCTCGTGTCCAGTTGCCGGTCGGCAGACTGAATGAACACCCTCTTCGCCTCCAGCATCTCGAGGGACCGCAGCCCGTCGATGGTGCGGCGAAACGCACGGTCCAGTTTGGCAACCACAATGTGGTCGCCCGGCTGAACCAGTGCCCACAACTCACGCCCCTTCGGTCTCTCGAACAGGGGCTTGCTGCCGCTGACGGCGGTGTCGTATAGCCAGCCGCCGTACTGCTCGTCGGGCAGATGCAGCTGGATATAGGACTCGACCTTCGTGCGCTGGGCCTGTTCGGTCAGGCCCTGCTTGTCGGTCGAGTGCCGTCCGTACCCGTAGACAATCATGGTAGATATCCTAGCACTCGCGCGCATCCTCCGGAACGATCTCGACGTGCCCGCAAAGCGCGCTGGCGCCGTGCTTGGCCAGCAACTCCTCGAGCTCGGCCCGCGCCGCCTGCACGAACAAGTCGGGCTCGCGATCGTAGGGGCCTTTAGGCCTGGCATCCGGGCCCTCTGTCGCATAGAAGGACCCATAGCGGGTTCTCCAGCCACGCTTGTTGAGCAGCATCGGATCCAGGGTGTCCGGCAGCTCCAGGTTTTTCATGTAAAACCGGACCGTGACATTAACCTTCATGGTGCACCTCCTTACAATGCGGGAATGAAAACGCTGGCAGCAGAGAACTCGCGGGCCACGTGCAGCACATCGGACAGACTGGTCGTGAGCAGCTTGGCTGGCTGCTCGTCCTTGTTCCACATGCACTCGCCGCTGCTGCCGATGTTCATGCGGGAGAGGGAGTACATCACCTTCGGCCCGAAGCCGAGATCCTCTGGCTGCGGGATCACGCTGACGGCGAAGTCAGGGACGGACATGAACCCACGCTCGGTCTGCTCGAAGGGCCGACGCAGCCGGAGCGTGAACTGGTGCGTCACGATCAGTGACGTGCTTGCTCCGTGCTCGCGGTTCGGGCGGAGCGTGATGGTGTCCGGGTGCCGCTCGCGCGCGCGCAGCCCGTGCTCCTCAAACTTGAACCGCGTGTCCGCGAACGTGTCCTGCCAGCCGTCGAACGCCTCGAGCAGGCGCGTCGCTGCTGCGCGAAACTCATCGGACACCCACGCGCCGGCAGATGCCACGCGAGCCAGCATGTCCGAAGGCTTCTGCCGCAGGGCAGCGATGCCGCAGTCCAGGAGGACAGGCCCCACGCCCTCTTGGTACATGCCGCCCGCCCCCCACGCCCACTTCCAGTTCTTATAGCGGGACCTGGTGGTGCGGTCTGAAGCGTTGAACGGCAGCCACCGATTCATGAAGTGGCCCCGCGCCGACTCGCAGACCTTGTACTGAGTGCGACCCCCAGCCGCCGGATAAACGAAGGCTAGGCCATGCTCCAGCTTGTCGTCGGCCAGAGTTGTGCCGGGACTGTGATACAGGTAGGCCAGCTCGATGCTTTCTCCGGACCCGTGCGCCACCAGGCGGTCGTGAAGATGAGCCCAGTGCCTGTCGCCAAACCGCGCAGTCGCAATCGCCGCGCACCGCTCGCTCTCGGGCGTCGTGCGCGTGAGGCGACGCCGCTCCGTGACAGCCGCTTCGAGCTCGGCCCAATCCAGAACCGTCTTGTTCTTGTTCCGTGTCTGTGCAAGAAACATTGTTGACTCACAAGAAAACAGGCCGGCCCGGCAGCGCAACGCACGCCACCGGGCCGGCCAAAGGGATTGAGAAACCAGGAATCGTCAGACCGTCACGACCCGCCCGTTGCGGTGCGTCTCCGTCCGGTAGCTGGAGACCAGGGACTTGAGGTCCTGGATGTCCAGCTCCGAGCCGGAGCTGCCGCCGCGCGAGTTACGCAGCGGGGGCAGGGCCACCCCCTTGCGCTTCAGGTAGTTGGTCTTCTGATGAACCTGCCTGGTGAGCAGGCCCACCCGATCCGCGAACTCCCGGGTCGTGTGACCCGCCGACCAGCTCTCCATGTAGAGCTGGGTAAACTGACGCCAGGTAATGACGGCCTGGCTCCGGCTACGCTTCCTTCTCATACTGCGGTCTCCTGATAAAGGGGAACTGTCTTGCACCAAGACGGGACCTGGTTGGCCCAGCCTGGATCCGTCAACGCAACGACCGTCCGGGCTCGCAGCTGGCGTTGCGGCCAGCCTGTGTACCCATCTGTGATGAGCACGATCGAGTCCGGATGGTCCTCCTTGTCCACCTGGATCAGGGCTGCGGCCATGTCCGTGCCGCCCCCGCCCGTCCATGTGAACTTGTCGATGTTGGAGAGCTGCAGGGAGGAACGCACGTGCGTGTCCGCGCAGACAACCTTCACCGACTTCAGCTTCCGAAGACCGTCGGCGATCACGGTGAGCGCCTTGATCTTCGTCTCGCGGTCGCTCATGGACCCGGAGGTATCCACGATCACGACCGCACTGGCCTGCGTAGTCAGCTGACCACGCAGGCGACACACATCCTGCGGCTGCTTGCGAGACAGCCTGCGGTACGTCGCCAGCCGCCCGCCCAGTGGGTTGGCTGTGCTGGTAGCGACGACCGACTTGAGGTGCTGGAACGGATCCGGCTGCGGTCGCAGCTGAATGTCCAGCGCCTGCTTGAGGATTCCTGGAACGGAGCCGGGCATCTTGTTCTCGTGCTCGCGGCAAGCGTTGTCCAGCTTGTGGGCGTACAGGTTCTCCTTGTACGCGCCCCAAGAATCATCCTCCTCTTCGTGCTGCCGGCGCACGCCGTCGGCTGCGGAGCCGCCAGTGCCCGGCACGCACGCCCGAGCGGCCAGTCCGTTCTTGCCTTCGCGCGAGCCCGGCTTGCCGGACTTCTGCTGGGGCTTGGACGCCTCCGCCCGGCTGTCGCCCGAACCGCCAGTCTCGCCGGCCTGCTCGGGCTCACCGTCCGGCTGTCCTTCGCCGCTGCCGCCACCGCCCTTGGGTCGGTTGCGCACAGCAGCAAGGATCATGGAGTAGTACTCCAGCAACTCCTTGTTCTCCGGGAAGTCCAGCTTGATGCCGAGCTGCGGACACTCGGCACCAAGATGAACAGCCCCAGCCGGCCTCAGCGGGCGCATGAAAGCCAGGATCTGCTCGATGCAGAGATCGCCGGCGATGTTCATGGCGAGCTGCAGGTTGGGCTCGGGGTGGTCCCCGTAAACTTCCTGCGCACGGGCGTGGTGCCTGAGGATCAGGTGCAACGCTTCGTGCAGGATCACGTAGGCCAGCGTGTCCACGTCAAGGGCCTCGACGAACTCGGGGTCCCAGTGGATCACGCCGTCCATGCTCACGCCGCAGGTTCCCGAGCCAGGGCTCGGTTGCTCGCTGAGTGAGTAGATGTAGGTGGCCAGGTAGGGTGCGTACCCGAAGGTACGCACCCGCCCGGCCGCCAACGCCGCACGAGCTTGTGCGGCACGGACTTTGGATAACATGGTCTCCTTTCTAGTCGTCGCCAAACGCGGCGACCTGATTGGCGTTCTGATCTACGGCCTCCGCCCACGAGACGGCAGCCGCCACGAACATGGCCATCGAGTGATTGGCCAGAACCTCGATCTTCTCGTGCGCCTCGAGAGGGGACTCCTTCTTGGCCGCACGTACCGCTTTGCCGCACTCGATGGCGAGCTTGGCAATGACGGAGAACAACAGCCCGAACCGCATTGCGGAGTCGCCAGGGATCTGGCCCTCGCTCATCGCGTGAGCGGTGGCGCGGATGATCCGCATGCACGACTCCTTGCTGTCCGGCACCAGCCCGTTGTCCTCATCCGGATCGAACTCGTAAAAGTCCAGGTCTTTGACCTTCATGCTTTCTCCTCAGTCCTTGAGACCGCTCGGCACAAGCTTCATCAGCTTCTGCATGAGGGCCTGAGGGGGGGTCCAGCCATCGGGACGCACGCCGCCCTTCGCGACGGGCGCCCAAAGGCTCTTGAACTGGGTCAGGAACGTCTCGATCTCGTGCTCGCCGATCTCGACGAACACCTTCGCAGCCCTGGCCCACCGCTCGGCGCTGGTCTGGGAGCGCAGCTCCTTGACCAGCCCAGTCAGCAGGCAGATCTGCAGGTCGGGGCGGCCGGCCTCGTACTTGTAGGCCTCCGTCCCTTCCAGGATTGCAGCCGGATCAATCAGATCCAGCTGGCTCATGTACCGCAGGAACTCAGCGCCGGCTGCGTCGCCGACGCACCCGACCACGAGGTCCGTGACCACCGAGCTGCCGAGCCGGTGGCCGACAGCCTCCGCCGCCGACAGGCACTTGACCACGTAGGACCAAGTGCGCGGGTTCGGAAACGAGAGGGTCTCGTCCGACTGCGGCAGCTTCTCCAGGCAGTCCGGCGCCGAGCGCAGGAACGCCTCCACGAGCGAGCCGTACTTGGGGTACAGCTCCCTGTGGCTCTCGGGCACGACCGGAAACGGAGGCGCGCTCCAGTTCAGGCCGTTGCGGTAACCCTTGTAGAGCTCCGCCTGGTCGATCTGCCACTTGCAGTGGAAGAACCGCGACCGCATCGAGGGCGGGAGCGTGTTGCCTCCGGGAGCCAGCTCCGGCGGATTGGCCGCCGCCACGATGATGGTCGACTCCGGGAGAGTGACATCACCCACGCGTCGTTCCGTGATGAGCGACAGCTCCGCAGCCATCGTCGTCGGAGGCACGCACGTGAACTCGTCCAACAGGAGGAACCCGGCACCATCCTTGAACTTGTCCACCCACTGGGTGGGCAGCATCCGGATGACACCGAGCTGCCGGTCAGCATCGGGGTAGCCGGAGAAGTCCTCCGGCAGGTGGGTCGAACCGATCAGCAAGTGAAAGGTCCGGTCGAGTGCGCGGGCCAGCTGCCCGAGCACCGTCGTCTTGCCTACCCCAGTGCCGCCCCACACGATGGTGGGCACGACCTGCAGGGCGATGAAACACGCTTCGTTCTTAGTCTGCTGAGTAGCCATAAGGCCTCCTCAAGGAAAGAGACAGACGGAGCCACGTTGGTCCCGTCTAAAGAGAACTCGCCGACCCCTGAAATCAGGGGCTAGATGCTGACCTCCAGCAGGGAGCTGACAGCCAGGCCGTTCTCCGCAGCTTCGAGCGGCTCGCGCATCCAGTCGAGCTGCTGCCCGAGCGCCTCCTCGTAGCTGCGGATCTTGGACACAATCGCCTGGCACTTCTTTCGCAGAAGCTTGACCCGCTTCTCGTCGTCGATGCCAGTGGTGATCTCGTCGAGGATGCCCTGCGACTGAGAGGTCACCTCCTCGTGGAGCTGGTTGACGATGTGCTCCACTGTCTTGGGATCAGACGCCACCTCGAACGGCACCATGTGGTACCGCCAGAGCTGGGCGTCGTCCCGCCACTGCGCGAACCGAGACACTGCGTCCGCCGGCAAGTAGTAGAGATTGCTACCGCCAAGCGCTACGCCATTGAGCCGCCGGACTACGCCCGCCACTGCGGTGCGCAGCTGGCCGGGCGACATTAGGTCGCGCCGCTGGTCGTACGCCTGCTGCAGGTGCGTGCCGATCACGCCCGCCGGCAGCTGGCCGTTGAGCTCCAGCAGCTGCACCTTGTGGCTTGCGTCCACCGCAGCGGACACCACGTGGATCGCATCGTTGCGGGTCGCACCCTTGCGGATGCGCACCGCCTCGAACGCCAGGTCGGCCGTGAGATTCCGAATCAGCAGCGGAAGCTCGGGCTCGACGGTGGTCATGCGAGCCACCTCCTTGATCGCCTCCTGAATGGCAGTCGACTGGCTCGGCGGTCGGTTGACCACGTTCTTCCAGCCCTGCTTCTCGCAGGCATCCTTCACGACCGACCGGGCGTGGGCCCGATTCGTACCGAACACGACGGCGGACTGGCCCGCCACTTGAATGCTCATGGCATTCTCCTTTGGGGTGAAAAGAAACCGCCGGGCCAGCAGCCCGCAGGCAGCTGCCAGCCCGGCGGCGGGAGGTGTACGAGTGTACACATTTCGGAGCGTCAGGTGTCGACCATCAGCTCCCACTGATCCGCGATGGTCATCGAGTACGCCTGGTTGGCGCACGCGGTGATCGCATCGGCCTCGCTCGGGTAGGGGCCGCGCGGCTTGGGGTCGCGCGGGTCTTCGAGGAGGAAGTAGAAACAGCCATTGGCCCCGAACACCGACCCGACTGGTCGGCGGTCGAGGCGCACCGGTACCACATCACGTGCCATGGGAACCTCCCTGAACAGGGGTGAAGAGAAGGCAGGCCGGGCGGCCTGCTCAGTGGGTGATCAGGGAGCTCTCCAGCTTCTTGAGCTGGGAGTGCAGCGCCTTGATCACATCAACTTCACTTTGGGAGACGACTCCCCCAGAGACGAGG